CGAAACGCGCACTTACGGTGGAGTTGATTACGACTTTGCCCCTCTTGGCGTTTCTGGTGGTGGCGGCAAGCAGGGCGGAGAACGCAGCAGGGGTGCGATCGTATGTCCAGCCAACACCCTTGTCCAAAACATCTTCTGGCAAGCGGACTCCAGTAAGTGGCTGGTTGAGGTAACTTCAGTAGAGATTGACACTGAAACCGATCAAGAACTTACGCAGCTGACCAAGATGCTGTGGTCCTGCAGGGTTGAGGGTGCGGTTGAGATGGGCAGGCCGGGTCAATCTGTTCTTCAGCTTGCCAGTCCACTTGATACTGTCAACGCTACAGTTGGTGGTAGACCGCTTTCACAGTCGCTTGTGGGAGCGCTGCCAACATCTGGAACCATTTCCGTATGAGCCTTCATCAGTATCTTGGACTGAAGCATGAGTTCTGGGCTGACCCGAAAGAAGGAAAAGCCGCAGATTGCTTGCTCCTCTGTTTCACCCTTCTCGATGAAGCCGGAATCTACAGGCCAGAGATTGATCCTCGTTGGATGGACATGGCCGCTGCTGGACTCTGGGGTTCACTGGAGACGGCTTGGAATCATCACACCTGTCCAACTGATGTTGTTGAGCAGGGCTGTGTAGCAATGACGCGGAACAGGGGAGCCGGCGGACACCCAAAGCTCGGGATCTCTACGGTACTTGAAAATAGCGGCAATCTTGGTGTCGTTACAATTCACACAAGGAAAGGTGTTGTTTGGCTTCCTCTTACAACTCCCGGACTGCCAAAGTTCAACTTTCGCCGTTTTGTAAAGTGAAGCCTCATCTCCTGCCGATGCACTATCGCCTCGGTCGCATCTTGGGGATCCGGCCGGAGGAGGTGAAGCGGTTCTACGCAGAGGCTGCCAAGAGGGCTGCCAAAGGGCCTCGACCAGCCGTTGTGGCCGGCGAGCCCCTGGGAACGCTGGCTGTGATCTCCCTGGTCGCCTCGGCGATCTCCGTGGGGCTGACGATCATCGCCCAGTTCTTCCGGCCTGGGGAGGTGGAGCCAGCCCGGATCCAGAGCAGCGAGCGCCTGGGCAAGACGGTCAGCGATGTGCGCCGCTACGCCCCTCGGGAGGGCTTCGATTCGCTGCAGCAGCCGGCAGCGATCGGCCAGCCGATGCCGATGGTTTTCGCTCTGAAGGAGGTGATTGACGGCGAAACCTACGGTGGCATCCGCGTCAACATGGATCTACTGTGGAGTCAGCTGCAAACAAGCAATGGTCAGCAACTACTCCGTGCTGTTTTCCTTGCTGGCGATGGCGGAATTGCTGAACTTGACCCTAATGGTTTTGCTCTGGGCAATAATCTTCTGAATGCGTATAACATTGGACCAGGAACAGAATTAGGATCCTCGTACGTCATCTACTTCAGGCCGGATGGCGGCAGAATCACGTCTGAGGACAGAATTGCCGGCAGACTTGCAAATCTGGATCCGGGGAATGCTGAGAATCAGGGTGGCGACGATGTTTTTGCAGCTCGCTCTATTGACAGAGCATGGGCTGGTGACTTCTGTTCTGTCGTCAGACCCAGTTCAAATGCTGCTTTTGGCGTTTATTCTCCAATCGGCAACAATCTCGCTTATCGTATAAATCCTGTCATCAGGGCTCAGTACCAAGCTCAACTCATTCCAAAGGGTGATGATGGCGATGCTAAGGTTGTTTGTCAGATTGATGATGTAGCAGCGGCGCAACGTGACAAAACACGCGCAGTCTACTCAACTCGATCTGGTTTCATCTCTGGCGACGCAAGCGCGATCGGCAACACACTGACATACGTTCTTGACAAGAGCAGCGATGTTGAAACTGACTTCAGCAAAGCGTTCAATGCTCAAGCATGGGATGTCAATGTTGAGGTTGAGCGAATTGGTGGGAGTGGGACAACCGTAAATGAATACAGATCAACCAATTCAACCACTGGACTTAGATCCACCGCTTTCAGTGGAAGCCTCTCGGCTCTTGAAGCTGGTATCCAATGGCTTGACTCGGGTGATCAGGTCGTACCGAATCCAATCGTCACCGTCACCCAGCAGTCCGGCAAGCGCGTAACACTCAGTACGCGACTTCAGTACAACGCTTCCGGGCTGACGAACGATCAGAAGAAGGCGCTGCTGTATTCAAGATTCAAGATTACATTCGTGAATGGGGCAGTTGACGATGACGAAGAGCCGTCAACTTACTACCGCGTCAACGTTCAACAGGAAACCGACGTTGAAGCAAACTACGATGTCGACTTCATCAACCAGACATTCTCCGGCAATTACAGTTCAGCCTCAACTATTTACGTTGTTGAATCAACCGCTGATTCAAGGGAAACGGTTCAAGCAACGCTAAATAAGGGTGAGCTTTACAGCGAGCCAGCCGCTGACATCGCTTCCGCCATCGCCGGAAAGCAAGAGCAGTGGGACGACGCAATTCAGATCGGCTCTCTTTACAAGTTCGGCACGGCTCTTGTCGTATGCACCGGGCGCAGCCCCGAAGGCGAGGTCTTCACTAGCGAGGCAAACTTCTCTGATCCTGGCTCACAAGATCCGCGCCCAGGTCAAAGCATTGAAGCCACGTTCACCGTTGTCAGACCCGGCGTCATTGATCTGACGACTATTTCCGACCTCCGTGTCAATGCGAACGTTGGCAGCAACATTGACCGCTACACGGCAACAAATTTCCCGCACCTGTTCAGGGTTTCAATTGCAACAATCACGACCACAAGGCCGACGCGCCTGATTGAAATCATCATCAGGAGCACTCTTGGCATCAGGATCAACAATCTGTGCAACTTCAGGGACACTATTTCCTACGGAGCTGCAGATAACAAGGCATGTCTTGACTACAGGGGCGACACGATCTCCAAGGGATCAACGCTCAAGCAATTCAACTATACGTCTGGAACGGTAACGACCGCTCAGATGCGGTACTCGTTCTTCAGGATTCGCGTCAGACCAAGCAGCAGCACTGGAGAATGGATCACCTTTCCCGAGTGCTATTGCATTCGTGGAATCAATCAACAAAGTCAGTTCAATACGGTCAGACTCCAGTTCCCAACCGTTGAACAGTGGGAAATTGAGTTTGAGCCGCTTTCTGGCTGGGAGATCAGATCTGGTAACGCTTCTGGCGCCTACGTCCTGATCGAAGATAAGCGGCAGGCGAATGGAAATCTGATCACCAGAGCGCACGAATCAGTTGTGCTGCAGGTTTATGGAAAAGAGGGTAACGGCAGTGACGTTGGCGTTGTCAACGATGGCGATGATCCGTTCCGGCTGCCAGCCGTCCACAAGGACCAGGCGCAGGGATACGGGAACCTTGGCTATGGATACACTGATGGCGTGCAGTTCGTCGATGAATTTGGCGCGCTAGCTGAAACATTCGTATTCCCTGAGGTTTCTTCAACGGCTGAGGGCGGACCGGAGCATGAAATCGTCTCCGTGACCGAGATCGTTCAGAACGAGACGCTGCCGCTCTACCCGGACATGGGCATTGTCGGCCTGAACCTCCTCCCTGGAAACACATTCCAGCAGCTGGGGCAGCTCTCTGGCTATGCGAACGCTGGCTATCCAGAGGCTCGCAGACTCCTGAATGACATGACGCCGGGGCCGACGCACCTGTTCCCCGACATCGCTCTTGAGCTGTTCACCAATCCGGTCTACGGAACCGGCGATCAGGTCAGCGATGAGCAGATTGACATTGATAGCTTCCGTGAATCAGCTCAGTGGTGCTACGACAACAGGTATTTCTGTGATCTCGTCTATCTCCCGACGAATATCAAGGAATGGGTAGCCAAGAAAGCGGAAGAGCACCTGCTGTATTTCATGGAGATTGATGGGCGTTACGTGCTGCGTCCCATGTTCCCGTACGTGGAGGGTGACCGAACCAACTGGAACGCACCCGTTGACATCAAGGGTGTATTCGGCCTGCTGCAAATGCGCAGCTTCTCATTCTCGGCGATTGACGAAGAGTCTCGTAGGTCGATCAAGGTTTCTGGTCGCTGGCGGGAAGAGCGGAAACTGAGCACGATCACGAATCCTGGGATCTTCCCTGTTGAGCGCGAGATTCTGTTGCGCGAAGCTGGTGCGCTTTCGTCGGAGGATGATCCGATCCAGTCGTTTGATCTATCAGATTTTGCGACAAACGAGAAGCACCTGATTGACTATCTGAAGATGAAGGCCCGTATTCGCAGGCTTTCAACACATGGCATTACAATGGAGTTGACGCAGGACTCGCTGCTCGCACCAATCAAGCCAGGCGACTATGTGCAAGTCCCTGTTGAAGTGACATTCTTCAATGAATACAAGACTGGCATCGTTAAGAGCGATGGCCTTGTGATTTCCGTCACCGACATTGAGCCTGGAACTTATCAGGCGATGATCTGGGATGGCATCCTTGAAAGCGAGGTCACGGAATCTGAGTTGACGATCAACGAAGATGGCACGGCTTCACCATCTGGCATCATTTTCGTGATCAAGGAATCCGGCTCCGACTACAAGACCTACAGAATTCTGGACATTGATCCGGCCGAAAACAGCGGATTCATCGCAAATGCCATTGAGACTCCGACTGATGAAAATGGCAGGCTGATCTTGTCCCAGAATTGGGGAGGGCTGTCCACTGACGAAAACTGGGTGATTGAAAAATGAACTTCGTACAGTTCCCAGACATCACCCCTTCGTCAATGGATTTTGTGGCCCCGCGCTTTCCGGTGGGGTCCGATACAAGTCTTGGCGGCGTTTCGTCAAGACGCAAGTTTGGCAATCGTCAATACGATGGCAGGCTTACAGTTGAATTCAGGAATATCTCGAACTATCTGTGCGCCCAGGTGCTGCTCACCTGCATCAACTCAAGGGGACTTGCGCCGATTGCCTTTTACGAAAGCTTTTTTCGTGGTGCTGGTGATGACCTGAGGCTGTTTCTTGATGGCTCGGCCTATCCTGGGCTTCTCTGGTACTTTATTGAAGACTCCCCACCACGTATCAATCGCGTGGAGGGTGGCGCAGAAGTATCAAATATGTCGATGGAGCTGGCGGCTCGGCTCATGCCGGACTCCACCGGTTCATCGACCACGCCGATCCTGCCGGCCCCTCTGCCAACGCCAGGAGGCCCTGGAGGCGGCACGGTCCAGCCGACCCAGTACGTCACCAGCGTCAGCGCCGAAGCACCCCTCAGCTCGACCGGGGGCACCAATCCGGTGCTCTCCCTGCCCATGGCCACCCAGACGGCCGATGGCGGGATGTCGAAGAACGATAAGTTGAAGCTGGACAACATTGAAGTTGGCGCACAGCCGAATGTTCCAACAAACCTTGCCTATACGCCGTCAACAAGGCTGCTTGCAAGTAGCACTGGCGATGATGTTACGCTGCCGCTTGTATCTAGCGCTGACCCCGGCCTTGCACCGTCTTCTGGTGGTGGCACTACCAATTTCCTGAGAGCAGATGGCACATGGGCGGCGCCTCCGCAATCTTCTACTGATCTGTCATATACACCGTCAATCAGGCTACTTCAGAGCAGCACCGGCAATGATGCGACACTCCCACTTGTTTCCAGTGGCGATGCCGGTCTTGCACCCGCAAGCGGTGGCGGAACATCAAACTATCTGAGGGCCGATGGTACGTGGGCTCAGCCGCCTGGAACCGGTGTTTCAGCGGGTACGCTTACGCATACGACAGGATCGCTTGCAGCTGGCGCCAGCGCAGACTTCACGCTGTCAAGCAACAGCCTGTTTCAGCTGCTGAGCCTTACTGCATCCACTCCAGCTTGGATTAGAGTGTACGGGACCAGTGCTGCACGCGCCGCTGATGCAAGAACAAATCCAGGCGGCACACTGCCGTTAGCTGGTAGCGAGTATTACGCAGAACTTGTAACCACGGCGACACCACAAACCATCCGACTCTCGCCAGTCCCACTCGTTCAGCCGACAGCTGGCCTTGTGTACCTCAGGGTTCAGAATACTGATACAGTGACCAGGGCGCTGGCCCTTCAGTTCTCAATTCTTTCCTTCAACAGCTGATCATGCCAGTCACCAAGCAGACCTATTCACTTACGGCCACTTGGACTGCAACACAGCTTGCAGATGCGTTCAGGTCTGCCTTTATTGATGCTGGTTTGATGTCGGACTGGCACTCAGCCTTTACGTCTGGCAGCACTCTAAACAGAGTTCTCAGAATTACATACTCAGCCGGAAAGGTTTACGGAGACTGCTTCTACTGGTTCCAGTTTACAACTGCTGGGTTTTGGTTTCAAGTTACAACTGGATGGAATACTTCAACAAATGTTCCGACTGGAACCCTATGGCTTGATTTTTTCTCGAATACTACCAGCTCTCCATCTGGAAGGCAGATGCACTCTGGCAGCATGTCCACTGCAACTAACGCAGAACTTTTGCGTTACACATCTCAGGTAAATAATACGCATTCTTACTTTGTGCTCAAGCAAAGCACAACGCAAAATATTGTATTTACTATCTCACATCCAAGCCATCAGGTGGCTAGCTGGATGGATCTTGATAAAACGTTTTTCTCGCATTTCATTACTCCAGTAATCTCCACCTCAAACGCAAGTCAAACACTCTCATTCAATTCATTGTTTACATTGAGAAGATCTTATGGAGCTGGATCAATTATTGCTGGAACGACTAGCTCTGGGGCTGATTTCAGTACGTGCGTGTCAAGCTACTCAATCCCAGGAAGATCAACAAACTATGTAAGCAGCCTGCCAATTCCCATGACTTACGCAGGTGGAAACTCTACAGCGTTTTCCCTGCTCATACCAAATGCGGTAGCTTCTGGAAATCCGGCTTACACAAGCAACTACAATCCGATTGTAACCGGAGTCCCCTACTCTTTTTACATGAACAATTCACAGCTCCCATCAGATTTTGGGATTATTCCAACATACGTGAATAACACACTTGGGATTGGCGATACCTTCGTGGTAACAGCTGGAGTTGAAGAATGGGAAATTCTTCTCAGGCTGAACGGTAGTGGCGCCAACACGTCGGCCTCCATGGCTTTTGGGGCAAGGATTATCTGATGGCGATATTTAACCAGGATCCACCGAATCAGGCTACGACTTCGCTTTCAGCTTCAAGTGTGTCACTTGTTAGCGGAAGCACTGAAGGAACAGTGCGTGTAAACTACAAACGCTTTCAGCAAGATGGAACGGGGCCAACCTACTTTATGAACATTGAAATCTCCGGTAGCGGTGGCGGTGGAGGAGGTGGCTCAGTTCCAACAACTGGCCAGATATGGCCAAGGGGGCTCAACTAGCTGTTAGCCAGCTTTGACCAAGGGCGGTAGAATGAGGCAAAGTATTCAAGTCCAATGGGCATTGCAACCGGCGCAGACGCATACGTCTACTGGAACGGCCAGCATGTCGGCAGCTTCATTTCTGCTGAACAGCCAACCGAGAAGCCCGCACTTGAAACTACGGCGCTTGGTGCCAGCGATCGAACATACGTCAGCAGCAAGCTGAGGAATAACACGTTTTCTGGTACACTGTTTTACGATCCATCTGATTCGGTTGCTGCAGGACTGATCAACGCCATTGATCAAAACAACACGACCGATGGTACGCTGAAGATTGAGTGGATCAAGAATACCAGCAACGGCTCGCGTGAAGGAACGGCAATCATCACCTCTCGCGGTGCATCTGTTTCTGTTGGTGATCTGCTGCGCATCAGCATCTCGATTCAGTTCAGCGGTCCTATCACCGGTTCCTTCTGATGTCTGTCATTCTTGGCTACGGCGGCTATGTGCAGCTCAGCCGGGAATGGCCTGAGCCCACCGTTTTCCCGCAGTCCAGCAGGGCTGGATCCAATGCGATCTTCTGCCAAGACAAGGCTTTCTGGACCGGCCAGAGAGTCCTGATCTATTCGTACCTCGGCTTTCCTGTAAGAACCTCCAGCCAGCAATACGCCCCGTGTCCAGAAGGGCACAGATTTTGGGGTGGCAGTAGCTGGGCACAGGGGCCTGAAACCGCTCACAGGGGAAGCGGAAACACGATTTTCTGGAAGTCAGACGTTGCACCGCTGATGGTCAATCCAGGGACACCTGGTGATCCAGCCGATGACTTCATTGTTCCTGGCACGCTTCAGGATCCCGCTGACGACTTCTTCGCTTACACGATTTCCGCCGGTTTTTGGGAAACGCAGCTGACGACAGGTTTTGACCGGGTGATTGAAGCCTACGTCAATCGTGATCAGCTTGATCGCATTACTTTTTATACCTCTGAAAACGGAGCGATCAATAGAAGTCCAGACCAGTTAATCACTTTCTCAAATGTTGACTACAAAAATCTGCTGATTGCTCCCTACAGCTCGTCAACCGACTACCAAATTGCGTTTGAAGCTCTTGGAGAGTTTCTGTTTGAGGAAATGCCTCAACGAGAGCAGGGGGCAAGCGCTTATATCGACCTACCGGAAGAAATGACAAGCGTTGCCGATGACCCGGAGCAGCGTGGCTGGTCGATTCTTGTTGGCTGCCGCGAATGGACGCTGCAAACCGATCCAACAGTTCTCGACACGACTGCTATTGGCGAAGACTTTGGTGATAGCGTCAAAGATGTGGTCAGGGGATCTGGAAGCTTCAATGGATTCATACCTGTCAGCAATCCAGGCTCTGGCAGTTTTGATGCAAGAGGCTTCATCAGGTTGATGTTGATGACCGAAACTGGATCAAAGGCAAGAGTCCGCCTTCGCGTTCAGGATCAGCGATCCGTTGGTTGCGAGAAAGAGGATGCCGTATGGATTGAAGCCGACATTCTGCTTGGCCCCGGTGAAATCGGAGCTTCCGTAGACGAAGCGATCAACTACTCTTCTCAGTTCGTCGTCGTCAAGGATAAAGATGGAATTGGCATCAAGCCATTGATCGGCCCCTTCTCCTAGACTTGCCAACTGGCTCAATCTCAGCGCATCTACACTGTGCGTATTGACGCGCTTGTGCTGTGACCAAGATTGTCCGCAGTGGCCAGGTCGGCTCTTTCGACAACATCAACAGCTCGCAAGGCACTGTTCGCGCTCAGGTTGCAGCGATCACCGATGCTGTTCGCCAGCTGAGCGGCGGCGCTGAAATTGGCTCTGGCGCTGTCATCAGTGATCCGCTGTCCGCACCCTATGTCCTGTACGTCAATCCATATATCGGCAGTGATAGATTCGTAAGCGGAAGTTACTCAACAAGCGGATCAGCGACTGAGCGCATTGAACTTCAGCGCCTGGAATGCGGTTACACACCGGCAAGGCCCTTCAAGACAATCAACCGCGCTGTTATTGAAGCCGGTATCATCACCGCCAAGTCATACTACGAAAATCCTCTTGCAAATACTGATCTCGTCAGCATTTTCCTGTCCCCTGGCGTCTCCTACGCCCTGAATGGCGCCGGGGCTGCGTCCGTGAGCGAGTGGGAGAACGGCAAGGATCCCACGGATGCGGAGCTGGAGGCTTTCAACCCCTCCGGCACCGGGGGCATCCTGCTGGTCCGTGGCGCGAGCCTGTGCAACATCGACCTCCGCAAGACGATCGTTCGGCCTGGCTCGGTTCCGGCGCCTGCTGACGAGGCATCCGACTGCAGCAACCGCCGAGCCATCTTCAAGGTGACTGGCGCTGGATACTACTTCGGCATGACCTTCATGGATCAAGTCGGCAGCACATCCTCGCACCATCTACTGGACTGCTTTCAGTTTGCAAGTAAGGCTGAGCTTGATGAATTCTATGCCAAAATCGTTCAGGCATTCGGTGGCGTCAACAATACCGGCAATCTTGACAACAGCCTTGCCGTAACGCGCACGGCCGAATACGAAATTGTCGGCCCCAGGCCAGCGTCTGGCGCTCAGACAATCAACACTGATACGACTCTCTCCGCTTCTCCGTACATCTTCAACTGCTCAATCCGAAGCAACTACGGTATCTGCGGCATTTTTGCTGACGGCTCCAAGCCTTCCGGCTTTAAGTCGATGGTGACGGCGCAGTTCACTGGCGTCAGCCTGCAGCGCGACCTGTCCTGCTGGCAGAAATACGCATCGAATCAGAGTCCGCAGTGGGGCAACTACTTCACTGGCTACAACGACCTGATCAACAGTGATCCCGATGATGTGCGGATGAATCCGGCACGCCGGAGCTTCCATATTCGCTGCATCAACGATGCGATCATCCAAGAGGTTTCCGTTTTTGCGATTGGCCAAGGTGTCCACCACTGGGTTGATTCCGGTGGTGAAATCACTATCACAAATAGCAACAGCAACTTCGGCGGATGCGCTGCGATCGCCGAGGGCTATAAGAATGCCGCATTTGTCAGTGACTCGAACTGGAACGTCGGATCAATCCGTGTTGCAACCGATCTGACAGAAAAGCGCAACAACGTTCGCAAGATCTATCTTGGCGTCGTTGACGAAGGTGTCGCAAACAACGCAACCTCAATCACGCTGACAGTTCCACTGACTGACAGCATTTCCAGCCCAGGAACCCCTGCATCACTTGCGCGTGACGGATACTCGCTGAAGGGCAACTCCTTCATCTGGATTGAAAATGCAAGAGGACTTGACTATCGCGCTCGTCTTACCGGAACTGCATGGAATCCGGCGCAGCCCGATGTCATCACTGTTACCGCTGTCTTTCAAGATCAGAACGGCATCAAGCCTGGCGATGCGATTCTGAACTCGCAAGGCCTGAGCACTGGCCAGAGCTGGCCCGATCTGGCTGGCGCAAGGATCTACGTTCGCCGCCTGCAAGATACGCGCTCGATTGACGAACGCCGCTATTCGCTGCGCGTCAACAATACCAATGTCCTGTCGCGGACTCCAGTTCGTGACTACATCCTGCAGACCAGCCCTGGTAGCAGTGGTATCGTTGGCAACATTCCAGATAGCGCAATTCTCACTGTTGCTATCGGCAACTCTGTTGCTCCCGAACAGAATGGCGTGACTCGTTCAGCGTCCGTTGAGCTTCGTCGTAGCAATCCGCTTCGCAACTGGCTCTCTGGACAGCTGTATCGTCCCGGCGACTGCGTTTCCTACCAGGGCAAGAAGTGGAGCTGCAAGATTCAGAACACCGATACCTCATTCTCTCTCGAAAAGTGGGAACAGGCCTATGTCCACATGGACACCCTCTACAACCCTGAGGATTACTGGAAGAACAGTCAGCCTGCTGTCATCTTTGACAACGACACCGATGCCAACGATGGCACGATCAATTGCGGCTATAACCTCACAACTGTTTGGTCGTCTGATTCGCTGATTCAGGCTCAGTACAGATCCGCCACCGACTATCTCGGTATTCATTCGTTCCTGATGAGCCTTGGCTTCAGCTCGTCAAACGCTCACACAATCTTGCTACCGAAGGTTGCCGCCACCCGTGAGCGCAATCCAAATGCAGCTCTTGATGGCATTGCCGCTCCATCTGGTGCTGCAACGAGCTGGAGCAACTGGCCTGTTGAGTTCCGCCGCCCGTCGAACATTCGCCTGTTCGGCCATGCTTGGGAATGGGCCGGCACGCTGAATTACACAAAGGCACTGCCCGAGTACCAACTTGAACTGAGCGCTGTCAACAAGTTCACCTATTACTTCACCAATCAAGATGGTGGTCGGGTGTACGCAAGTGGCTTCAACGAAGAGGGGCTGCTTGTAACTCCGCAGGGCCTGCAGGATCTCGCCACTGGCAATGAGATCTCCTTTGAGGCGATCGGCGACTCCAATGTTCCGATTGACGAAATTGCATTCCCAACTTTCTTTGATCAACTTGCCGTCAATACACTCACCGTCAACAACGGACTGAATCTTGGCAATGCGACGATCAGTGGTTCACCCAACTGGGGAGGTGTAAATGGATTTGGCGGCGTCCTGCCAGAACTTCCAGCCGCAAGCACTTCTCAGAGGGGTGCGATTGAGATTGCGACCAGCCTTGAGGCTCAAGAGTTTGTGCGTAATGATCTTGCCATCACCCCTGCAACACTAATTGAAACTCTTGGTGATGCGGTCAAGTCTGTTGTCAACCTGCGACTCAGCCTCTCATCTTCTTCAAGCACGCCAGGGGAGAACCAGCTGAATTCGACAACTCTCTACGTCCATCCTTTTAACGGCAATGAGATTGCTCTTTACAGCACTGCAACACTGCGTTGGCAGGTTGTCAGATTCTCTGGACTGCAGGCCTTCAGCCTTCTGACCGGCAACGCTGGAAACGGCTTTGCACCAGCAAACATTGCAAACAGGAATTACGACATTTACCTGTATAACGCTGGAAGCACCCAAAGTCCAACACTCGCAGTTGACTATACGGCATGGCCAAGTGATACCGTCATGCCAACCAGGGGCGACAGAGACGGCGTGATCGTGAAAAATGGTGATCCGTCCAGACGCTTTGTTGGCGTGCTTCGCACTACCTCGGCCGGAACTAGCACGATTGACCTTGGCGGAACGATTCAGGGATCTGGGAGTGCCAACTTCCCCCGCATCTACTTAGCCAACTTCTACAACCTGTACGACGCTCGGGCTGTTTACTTCTTTGGGAATTCTTGGAACGTCCCAAGCCTTAACTGGTCCGTCGCTCCTTCGTCTGTCTATCCCGTTGCTCCAAGAATTAGCTGGGTGCAGGCATCCAATACGCTCGTGACGGCATTTCTTGATATTTACAACAACCCAACCACTGACGTAAACAACGTGATTGCTTACGTTGCGCCAGGTGTCAACAGTCAATCGTCGCCAGCTGCCGACGCTTTCTATGGAGAAAACAGAACCGTTGATACAACCTCTGGTTCGCAGTGGGCGAAAGCAATGCCGCCAGGGCTGCACAACATCTACTATCTCTACAAGCAGTTCGCCCCTGCTGGATCGCCATCCGCAAGCTCGCTGATCAACGAGCACGAAGCTCATGGCATGATCGTTGTCGTGAAGGTTTGAATCACTCCCATACCAAGCAATGAGCAATCAACCAGTTCCTGCCGATTTTGCCGACAACCTGAATTCCGAGCTTCGTCGCCATCGCGATTTCGTCAAGGAAGCCTTGGTCCGCCTGGTCGCCGTGGAGCCTGCCGCCCTTGACCGGGACGGGAAGCTCTACGAGATCTGGAGCGGCGCCTGGGACGAGCAGGACGCGCCAACCGGCAAGGAGCTGGTTTCGATCCACCAGGCAGCCGTTGTGTTCGGCCGGATGCCGAGCCAGACCCAGGTCGATGACCTGAACGCCTGCCTGCAGCGGTTCTCGATCAACACGCCGGCCAGGATCCGCCACTTCTTGGCCCAGGTGGCGCATGAATCCGGCGGCCTGCGCTGGATGATGGAGCTTGCGTCTGGCGACGCTTACGAGGGGCGCAAGGATCTGGGCAACACCCAGGTTGGCGATGGACCAAGGTTCAAGGGAGCCGGCGCATTGCAGCTCACTGGCAGATACAACTATCAGCGTCTTTCAGACTTCCTTGGCGACAAGGATGTGATGCTTGGCTGCCAGTATGTTGCCAATACGTATCCGTTCACGTCAGCTGGTTTTTGGTGGCATCTCAATGCCATCAATTCCTTTGTTGACAATGGCGCAAGCTGCAGGCAAGTCAGCGCAAAAGTGAATGGTAGAGATCCAGCTAATGGGCTCGATGAACGCGAAGCTTACTTTGAAAAAGCAACGCGAGCTATTCCTTCTGGCGTTCAAGAAGAAAAGCCGAAACCCGCAGGACTTGACCCTCGCGGCAAAGAGGAAGAAGGTCTGACCGGCCCCAAGATTGCTGCTCCCGTCAAACCTGGAGACAGCTACCTGCTTGTCAATGATCGCGATCGTGACATGGAGGCATACGACCACGAAGGCAATCTATTGTGGAAGATTCCCTGCCTTGCAAGCGGCCAGCACTCTGACTGGAAGAGAACCGGTGGCGATACACCTCCGGGACTTTACAAGATCGGTCAGATCTACCGAGATTACGAGACTAATCCGAATCCCCCTCAATCAGATACCGCTCAGTCGTATGGCTGGTATTCATTCGACATGATTGAGCTTGAAAATCAGGAAGCTGTTAATGGCAGAGCTGGGATTATGACGCACGGCGGCGGGAGTGCATGTGGATGGCCTGGAGCATGGGCAGAACGTCAAACACTGCACCCGACACTTGGCTGCATCCGCGTCCACAACATTGATTGCAGGGACAGAATTCTTCCCCTTTGCGACAAAGGAACCGTCTACGTCGGTGTGTTCCAGCAGTAGCCATTGAGCGTCTTGGCTACAGTTGCCTTGAAGCAGTAGTACGTCTAAGACGTTAGAATCAATGACTGAGCAGCTGGCGCGGACTCGTCATCTTGTTGGCACAACTGCTGAGTGGGCCGCTGTAAATCCATTTGTGGTTGCAGCTGGTGAAATTGCGATTGAAATCAAGACTGACCAGTCAAGATGGATCAAGATTGGTGACGGTGTAACGACTTTCGCCAATCTTGAATATCTGTTTGACTTCTCGGCCAGCCCAACCTTCCAGAATCTGACCATCACTGGGCTGCTTGAAGCCGGTCAGATTGAAGCGGATGTTTCCGGCTCGCTTTATATCAAGGTCAAGAATACAGATACAGAAACTCTTGCCAAGGGAACCCCCTTCTACATCAGCGGAACTGCCAGCGGTGGCGAGGCAGTCGAGGTCAAGAAGGCAATGGCCTCAGACACTGCAAAAGGTCCGGCAATTGGACTTATTGCAGATTCCCTCTCTGTCAATGCCGAAGGTAATGGAATTCTTGTTGGACAAATCACCGGATACAACACCGTTTTTCCTGGCTGGCAAGCAAATCAAGCTCTGTACGTTGGTCAAAGCGGTGGCCTGACGAGTTCTGAGCCCGGTGGCTACAAGCAAATTGTCGCCAGGGTTGGACGTGTCAACGGCTCAACCGGAACGCTGATTGTCAGCGGCAGTTCAAGCGGTAGCGGCTCTGGATCTTCCACGCTTTACACGGTCGGTCCCCTTAGCCGCGATAACGGTGTCACAACCGTTGGAGCACAGCTTCGGGAGATCAGCAACAATACGTCACTTGTTGCGTCTACTGGTCAGGTCGATGCAAATACTGCGCCAACTCAATTCGCCGTCAAGGAATTTGCTGGCAGCCGTTATATTACAAACGTAACATCAGAGTCCGGTCAGCCCTTCTCTGTTAGCGGAGTTGCCACGAAGGATGGCAATGGTGACTGGACTTTCGCAAGAAACATCTCCCTTTCGATGAACGTCGCCAACGGCCTTGCGAGGCTGGATTCTGGCGGGAAGATTCCAACCAGCCTGCTACCGAGTTCCGCGATTCCGACTAATTCGGATGCGATCACGGAAGGAACGACGAATCTGTACTTTACGCAAGCGCGTGCTCGCAATGCAATCAGCGCTAGCGGCGATCTGACTTACGACTCGAATACAGGAGTTATTTCATTCTCAAGCTCTGTTGCGATCACCAGCATCAGTGGCGTTGCGCCAATTTCTGTCAGCAGCGGATCAACTCCGTCTGTTTCAATCAGTGCTGCAACAACCAGTGCCGCTGGCAGCATGAGCGGCGCTGACAAGGTGAAGCTCAACGGAATTGAGACTGGAGCACAAGTCAACGTTCCGACCAATCTTACATGGTCTGGATACAACAGAACGATTGAAAGCAGCACCGGATCAGATGCCGAGATTCCACTGTTCAGCAACAGCATTGCTGGGCTGGCGCCCGCGAGCGGCGGCGGAACCACGAACTTCCTGCGGGCTGACGGCACCTGGACGGTCCCTCCGACGACCACAGCCGGCGTCAGCAGCTTCTCGGGTGGAACGACCGGCCTCACGCCGTCAGCGGCCTCCACGGGCGCTGTGACGCTCGCTGGAACCTTGGCTGTGGCCAACGGCGGCACGGGCGTCACGACCAGCACAGGGATCGGCAGCGTGGTGCTCAGCAACAGCCCGACGCTGCTGTCCCCAGTTCTCGGAACACCGCAATCCGGCAACCTTGTCTATTGCACTGGTTATGCCTTTGAAAATATTACAAGCAAGCCGACAACGCTTTCTGGATATGGAATCACGGATAGCATTAGCACTGGCGGTAACAATGCGCTCACTGGCGCCAATACCTTCACGAACGTAACCGGTCAGACCTTCAGGCAGGCTGCAACACAGGACGGCATTCTGCTTCGTGGTCGCGGCGGTGGCACGGGCTCGTTCGTGCTTGAGATCGTTCCGGCGTCGCTTTCGGCTTCGAGGACGTTGACGGCTCCCAACGTCAGTGGAACCATCATCACAAGCGCTGATACGGGGACAGTTACCAACACTATGTTGGCTGGCTCAATCGACCAGAGCAAGCTTGGTGACATCACAACCCCTGGCAAGGTCAGCGGTGCAGCTATCACCTACGGCAACATCAGCACTACTGGCAACATTTCAACAAGTGGATCGGTTGCCATTGGCCAAGCAAGTGCAGCGGCCAATACAGATCTTGACGTTAACGGCACCTATGCGCAGGTTCCAGTCGCCGTCCCATCACTAAACATTGACTGTTCGGCTGGTAACTATTTTGCGAAAACGATTTCCTCCTCGGTTACTTTCACCGTTAGCAATGTTCCAGCCAGTAGAGCATATAGCTTTACCCTTGAGATCACGCACACAAGCGGCTCAATTACTTGGTTTAGCGGTGTTGAGTGGCCAAATGGAACAGCTCCATCTTTGACAACTGGGAAGACTCATCTCTTCATGTTTATCACTGATGATGGCGGCACTCGCTGGAGAGCGTCTTCCCTCGTCAACTACGCAAACTGATCAACATGGATCCAAATACATTTCGCCTTTTTGCTTCGTCCAGGTCACCGGCAAGCTTTACGCTTGGTGAGGCTACTGGTGGTGGCTATTTCGCCGGATACATAAGCCACAGCGCGAATGGCATTGCAACACATGCCCTGATCATTGCTCCGGCTGAAACAGGCGCAAGCGGCAGTGGTTATACGCTTACGACAGCCTACAGCAATTCCAGCAATGGTAATTCGCAGCCAACAATTACAAGCGTTTACGATGGAAGGCTGAACACGGACAGGATGATTGAGATTGGCATCTCTACATTTCTTGCTGCTCAGTTTTGCATTGGGCTGAGTATAGGAGGATTTACGGATTGGTATTTGCCGTCCCTGAGTGAACTTGGGATAGCGTATCGAAATCTCAAGCCGACCACGCAAACGAACTCAACCTTCTACGGCGTCAACCAGTATTCAGTCCCATTATCAAATTCAAATTACTCCTCTGGAACGCCATCTCAGACCGCATTGACACTTTTTCAGTCTGGCAATGCGCAGGCTTTTATGGCAAACGGGCACTGGACCTCTACTTACGATAGCCTTTTCAACAATACGCATAGACTGAGCTTTTCCAATGGAGAGTCGCCAGCTGTCTCGCCAAGCGGAAACACGGGATCAGTTAGAGCGTTTCGGAGGATCGCCCTCTAGCTCACTTGAGCTATGCTTTGCTTAAGCATTTCAGTGAGCAATGACAGCCAGAATCTTTCTCCGTCTTGAAGGTGAAGAGGTTGCAGAATTTCCGCTTTACGAGCGGCAGATCATTGCTCGCTTTCCTGAAACGAGCTTCCCGATTCCGTTTGAAGCCCCGGAAGGTTACGAAGAAGCCCTTCCCGTTGCGCAGCCTCTTATTGATTACTGGCAAAACGCCATCAGCAGAACTGCCGTCTTGGTAGATGGGATCTGGGTTCAGCAATGGGATATTGAGGACGCAAGTAGCGAGGAAGTTTCCGCGAGGACGGAAGCAAAGGCTGCCGAAGTGAGAAGCGAGCGAAATGCTGAACTTGCGTCAAGTGATTGGACTCAGATCTGGGATGCAACCTGCGACAAGGATGCTTGGGCTGAATATCGCCAAGCACTGAGGGACATTACATCTCAGCCCGGCTTCCCATGGGAGATTGGCTGGCCGGAAAAGCCATAAAACGGGCGGCCTAGAGTGCCAATGAGGGAACCGGTATCGCCCGTGGAGCCAGAACAAACGAGCGCGGCCGAGCCTCGCAGATTCAGCAAGGTGCAAGTCCTTGAAGCAACTGCCGCAGCAGTTCTTGCAGCCGCGATCTTAGGTACGGCAACTGGAATGACATGGCTTGTCATTTCACTTCCGAATGAGCTGCAAAAGATGAAGGAGCAAATCAACCTTATTATTCAGAACCAAGCCGCATTTGGGCAGCAGTTCAATGAACTGAGAGAACAGGTCAACGAACACGATCGCCGTCTTATTAAACTTGAGCTAAGATGAACATTCCAGGTGTTGCTGCGGCTATTTTCGGTAGTGGTGCAAAGATCATCAGCACTGCATCAAGCCTTGCAGTTGTCATGGGCGCGGTATATCTTGTTGATTGCCGCATTTCAGCAAAAGGCACTGATGCAATCGACAGGTGCTATCTGTCAGCACTGCCAATGATGGGTCTTGGTGCCGGAGTTGGCGGTGGCTACCTTGCAGGCTACAACACCTACAACCCGGCACTCAAAGGGAAAGAAGAAGGCGGACTGCTTCGTGACGAGCATGGCCGCTACGTCAAGCAGGACAAAAGGCCGTAAGACCTTGCAAGTCTCGCGCTCTGTTGGGCGTTGCGTCTTGGCTGGCTGCCTGTTGAGGGGCTAAACCCAGGAGCCTGTGGGGGCTGTATCCTGGGCCGCCGTCCCGCCCGTCCAAGAGCGCCAAGAGAGCCTACCAGGCGACTGGATCAATCGTCGTACTCGCTCCAGTCGTCGATCCTCTTCACCGGCTTGAGCGGCGGCCACCAGCCCCGGAGAGAAGGCTTATCGCTACCCATTTTTCTTGTGCAATTTCTCCAGCCGACAACCGTAAGCCAACGCTCAACCTCGTGTTTATACTTTGGCCAAGATGCGATCGGTATTTCAAGCGCAGACTGAACCTCGGAAATCCTGATTGGAACGGCGCCGCTTGACCACCTAACTTCAAGAAAGCGGTTGAGCTTCGCTCTTGTCGGATTGAATTTCCGTACTGGTCTAGGAGGCGCCTTGTAGTTGGCCGGCAGCTCGGTTACAGCAAGGTTCGGCTTGCGTGGCATTTATGGCTGGCGGGGTATTTGGCAGTGTACTTGCAGTTCCTGCGTCACTGCGATAGACTGGCTACCAGCTGCCCTGAATGGGGTGGGGGACCAGGACAAGCCTCCTGAATCCCCCCTTTCGGTCCAAGCGACGCGAATCGCTTTTTACGGACGAGGAATGGCTGCGACTCGGGGATCCCCGCGAGGAAAGCTTTGAGCAGAGCTATTCGCTCGCCGCTGACGCCGAAGATGAAGACGGTCTTAAATTTAGAGTAACTGATAAAGAGCTGAAGCGCGAATATGAAAAGCTGCTTAGCTCGGCCTTCAACACAAGCTGTCTAAACTATATTTACAGGAAGCCTGACGCCAGCTGGCTGTCTGGATGGCATCCCTTGTCATTTTCTCAGATTGCATTCCGAGCCGCCTCTGATGACGCGGAGATCATTGGAGTCAGGCATGAGCGGCAAGTAAGGCTTATCGTCGTTGACATTGACAATAAACCCGAAAAGCCAAGCAAATACTGGCACCCACTCGGCAAAAGCAAAGAACTACTGAGACTGCAAGAGGTTGCAGAAGACTGTGGCTGCAAGGTTGACTTTGTTATCAGCAGCAATTCCGGTGGGCTGCACGTCTACATCGCGCTGCCGGAGTGGGTCCATGCCTTCCGGGCTCACTGGATCGGCCGTGCGCTTCTCCAGAGGGCCGGAATCGCCACGGGAGCGGGCCAGGCCGAGCTGTTCCCCAGCGAGATGCCCTTCCATGCCGGAAGCCCCTCTGATGCTTGAACTTTAAGAAACTGGTATCTCAGGCAGATAGCTTGCGAAAGCAAAGCAAGCGGTGCAGCAAAGTGTCCAACGGGATTTCTGAATTCAAGCGCTCGTCGGGCAACATTGCGTGGACTGGCCCCAGCCAAAGTAATGATAACCTTGGAGCGCTTACAACACAAGCAAGGTTGCGCTACAAGCCCCAAACACCCGAGAAACTTGCAGCCATTGTTGAGCAGCTTGCACTTGAGTCACCTGGATTCGATCAATACGCATCCGACGAAACAAAAGAAAACCTGACCAGTTGGTGCAAAAGCTGGGCCAATTGCTCGTTTAGAAGAGGTTGGAACGCAAATGGAAAAACGGCAAAAGCCAAAGTTAGTGCAGATAGCAACCGCAATGAAAGGCTTTTCAATGCAAGCCGTGAACGCCTGCGCGACCTGTTCTGCAAGATGAAGGACACAGCCGCAGGCCTGAGCAAGAACCAGGTCAGGAAGCTCCTCGGCATGGGCTGGGCCACCATCCAGAAGCACTGGCATTACTGGGATCTACTGGTTCACCATACCCCCCCTCATAAGGGGTGTGAGCACCGGAACCCTGGAACCCCCCAGCAGGAGCGGAGGACGGCAGAGGAACCTGCAAGATTTTTTGAGCAAAAACTGCAAGAAAGTCGGGATATCTTTGAAAATACATTTAAGATGCCAACAGATAAAAGATATTTCACGCATGGGGAGCTAATGAAAATGGTGGCTGAATGGGCAGCGGATGATGACCCGCCAGATTTCCTGCAGGATCAGCGGCTTGGTGTAGAGCAGCAGCGCTAGCGCTTGTAGGTCGCCATCCGTGATAGAATGCGGGCTGCCCTCGCTATGAGGGCTTCCAACCAACAACTGCAATCGTGTTTCAACCGTACTACCAAGAGTTACTGGATCGCCAGCTGGAGTGCCGTAAGGCCTTTGGCAAGATGATGCTCAACTGGCGACTTTCCAATGGCTGGACTCAGTACACAGCCTGCAAGTGGGCCAGGGAGGCCGGTTTTGAAACGATTTCCTATGGCAATCTGTCAGTTCTTGAGCAGGGCAAGGCTGGCGAGCTTCGCCAAAAAGCTTTCTTCCAGCTTGATGAATTGAATCGTAGATTGGCATGGCAAAAAGATCTCACGAAAATCAGCGACATCAACCTGCGATCACTTATCGAAAAAGCAAGACCAATAGAATGCGATGACAATGGAATTTGGGATGCTGTAGATTTCTGGAAATGCTACACTGGATTCAGTGAGGTGCCCTGCCGCTATAGGTCTTCCCCGGCTCCGCTCATTTCGTCAAAAAGAGCTGCCGAACTCTGCAACAAGTGGCGCTTGCACACTCAAGAAGTGCTTGTGCGGAGAGGTGGCATATTCACTGAATCCATCTCTACCCTTGTCAACGAAGCCCCAGAAAAAGATAGGGAGCGATTTTCAGCCGTTCTACTTTTTGATAATTACACTCCTGAAGAGTTGCAAATGCTTTGGGTGGATGGCAAATACAAGCCTGAGACATGGATCGAGGAGTGGGATGGAACAGCACTGTTGGAACGGTTAAAATCAAGTGGTCAACTGGCCAATAGCTCGCGCTTGAACGGAGGCGATCACGGGCAGCCAGCATGAAACCCTGCAAGGCCCAAGGCTTGCCTCTTGTGCGAGTCTTGGGTTTTGTGGTATATTGTGATTGTCCCGCCTTGCGGGCCGCAAACCTCAACTCTACTTATATGAACCGTCTTGCTGATTTGAGGCGTACTGGTCGCACGACCAGAATGGTCAAAAATGCTGGGTCTGCAGCACTTGATGGCCGCGCAGTTTACATTATCTGCGCCTCCGCAAGAGAGGAGTCGGACATTGAGCATCTTGTTGAAAAACTTGGTTATGGGAATCTTGGCATCAAAATTGAGTCTCACGCGGGTCTGCCTACTTTTGACTGGCAGACAATGACGCTTCGCGGTGCCCATCCAAACTGCAAAGTATTCGTTGGCCACTATGCAATTGAGACTAGATTTAGCCTTATGCTTGCTGAGCTTCATCGCTATGACGCGGACCCATCATCATGATTCGGTGATCAGGAAATTGCGCTAGGATGTTCGTAGCATCTGCAGGAATCAGCCCTGTAGGAAGCCCCGCCAAAGCCCGGAGGTGTGCAGCCGCTTCCGGGTTTTGTGCTATTTTGCCTTCGTGGCACGACGATGCTGGAAACGTCCGGTGCGTCCTTCCACTTTCCAGGCTCAAGGTCCAGCCCGTTTTTCCTTGAGAGTCGGCCCTGGTAAAAAGTCCACCGTGACGGGACGGTGGCAACCATTCAGCCATCAGGCGCGGTGAAAGTTGTAACGATATACCGTATCTTTGCTGTAGCCTTTTGATACCTTTCCTTTGCCACCTGTACTGTCAGGCCCGTTGCTTCGGATAACTCCTTGAAATTGGTTGGCTCGCAGCCAATTCCATGCCTCTTTGTGACAAGCTCCCTGTCAATCGGCTCAAGTGCTTGAATCGCAAGCATGATAAAGTTCAGCTTACTAGTATCCTCCTCTTCGCTTTTGGCTTCTGCGTAGCCGTCACCAGCCAGATCTGATAGCGTGAAGAATGACCGATCCCCTGTCTCCACCCACCTGTCAATCCACAGGATCGCAGGTGACATGAGGAAGTGCATCGAGATGATGCTTCTGAGCTTTTCGTGATCAGCTTCTCCCATCTGATCGGAAAGCTCCTTGAAGCTCGGCTCTCTTCCGAGCTTCGCTGCAAGCCGAATTCTCATTTCACCGGCCCTGCGTATCAGACGCTGCAAGTGAGCCGGGAGCTTGATGATGCCCTCTTGGGCCTCACACCCCCTTGTCATTCCTTGCTTTATCCATAGATACGCATACGTCGAAAATTTATAACCCCTTGCTGGATCAAACTTCTCAGCAGCTCTCGTAAGGCCGATAGCACCTTCTTGAATCAAGTCCTGCATTGTCATGTGGACTTGCTTGTTGACGTACTTTTTGGCTATCGCAACGACGAGTCTCATATTGGCTGAAACCATGCGATTTCTTGCCTTGATTCCAAGTCTTACAAGCCGTTTTTCGTCTTGGTTGAGCTGCTGCAATGCCTCGTCAATATTGCTCGCCGATAGCTGATAGCCAATCCCGTGCGATTCAAGCATTCTGATCATTGCTTGGACTCTATTACCAAGCACGATCTCTTCTTCGCTTGTCAACAGTGGCACTCTGCCAATGTCCTTCAAGTAGTCCTCGCATGTCATGGCGCAAGCCTCGCTTTGCCGTAGCGGGTGGCCTTATACCAAGCTGCGATTTCTGGCGACCATTTTTCAAGATGTGGCCACATCAGATCGCAAAGTTGCCGAATCTCAAGCTGTGCATCCAACTTGGCGCGAAGATCCAAAAAGTGCAAGAAAGCTCTGAGCGTAAAACTAACTACAAAATGTTGGCGATAATCAAATGGTAAAATGCCGCGTGCGTGCTCTTCTGCAAATCCGTCAAGAATTAACTCGTAATACCTGTTGGCGGCTTCTTTGCAGAGCGCCAGATCTTTGTTTCTCCGGCTCTCTGTGTAGTGATACTTTTTTCCATTTCTATCTGAATAGTATCCAGCGGGCCTTAGGTAAAAAACTTCTTCAATGGCAAGTTCTTCGTTGGCTGCTTTGCAGATTCTGTCACCCGTATAACGCATACTCTGAACATCAAACGAGACTCCGATTCTGTGAGTTCTCGCCTGTTGCATCACTGAATGCGGGAACCAGCCAACATTCAAGACAATTTGAGCGTGCTCCAGTGGTCCGTAGTGCCCTCTTTCTCCTGCTAGCAAGCGCTTGATGATGATTTCGCCAGCCCTTGGTTCATCAGGCCATTCCTCACCTGCTACAAATCCCTCCGAATAATCTTGGTGCATTCCGCACCAGATCGCCCGGTTTGGCTCCGGCGTTCGCGTGATCAGTGAAACCCGGAACCGTGGATCCATAGCAGCAGAAAAGGGGTGGACAGCGACCGAAGCCTACTTAGCCACACCCCTTGCCGTCAATCTTCAAGCTGCCTTAACACTAAACCCTTGCCGTGACAATCCTCCGTGGCTGATTTTGGTACTTTCCGTTCCTGTCCTCGTAGGTTGTATCGCAGGGCTCACCTTCAAAAAAGAGAAGCTGACAGATACCCTCGTTCACGTAAATACGGCAGTCGGCACTGCTTGAGTTGCTGAACTCAAGTGTCAGATGCCCTTTCCAGGCTGCCTCTGCGGGCGTTGTATTGGCAATGATGCCTAATCTTGCATACGTACTCTTCCCGAGACATATAACAGTGATGTTGCTCGGGACTTCTAGTTTCTCCACGGCAACACCAAGCCCGTAAGAATGCCCTGGAAGAATGTAAAACATCCCGTCTTCATCCGAATGAAGACTTGCTTGCTCAAGATTCAATGGGTCGAATCGCTTTGGATTTACTACCGAGCCTGGAATTCTGTGAAATACCATGAACTCGCTTGCCGCAAGTCGAATGTCGTAGCCATACGAGGAGCACCCGTAGCTAAGAACGCTTCGATTTACAGTTGCTCCGTCCAGCGCTGTCTCAACCTTGCGTACTAGACTTGGTTCAAACGGGGAGATCATGCCAACGGCGGCCTGCTCCTTGATCCAGCGATCGTTCTTAAGCATGTTAAACGGGGAGTTGGAGTTGACGGCGGTTTCCACCGCTCACTTCTGATAGAAGGCTTCTAGTTGACAGATGCAGCTTGGGAACAAGATACACATCTCCATCAACTTCGCATAGATAGTGTGGAAATGGTGCAGCTACCTTGGCAATTCCAGCGATACGCAAAACCCTGTCACCGTGGTAGCGTGCATAGACTGCATCGCCAACGCTGAACTCAGTTGTCTGGACCGTTGGCTTGCCTTCCAGGAATCGTTTCGGTGCTAGCTTTTTGGGACTTGGCTTAACTGGCTCCATGGCACTTGCTGGTTGGTGCGGTGCCATTATTGCAGGCCGCGCTGATACATGCAAGAAATTCATGGCTTTAGATGCAGGGTGAGGCAAGCGTCCTCTTTTCTGGGACGGGGTTGACGGGCCGGGGAAGTGGTGCTACCTTTTTGCAAGCATCCGGCTCCGCAGCCCATGGCAAAAAGAAACATTTACATTCCAGACAGGCTCTACAACTCCATGGCATCAGAGGCGGAAAGACGTGGTATCAGCTTCTCGCACGCCTGCTCCCTTGCATTTATGAGCTGGCTGAATGGACTGAGGCGCCAAGAGCCAACAAGCGACGATTCAGTTAAAAATCAATCGGCCGAGAAAAAAGACCCCAGCGAGATTCGCTGAGGCCCTGCCCAACCAACGTGGGAACTCTACATGGTAGATGACGCTACTGGCAAGCAATTCAGCGGGCCGCTGTTTTCAGCGCGTCCGGTAAAGCGCAATTTTACGCTCATTTCAAACAATGCACTGCACGATCCTCGCCTGAGCCTTGCGGCCAAGGGCGCCCTCGCAGTTTGCCTTTCTGGCGGTGAGCTTTTCAGCAAGGAATGGCTGCTTTCCGCTAGCAGGGATAGCCCACCTTCTGTTAGCGACGCTCTCAAGGAATTGGTTACAGCTGGCTACCTGAAGATCTTTATCCAAGGCGACTCAAAGCATTATCACTTCTTTGACGAGCTGGATGATCTTAAGCAGCAGCACCTCTCCATGCTTACCCCGGCGGCCCCAGCGGCCCCAGCGGCCCCACAGGAGCGCAAGCGCGGTCGTTCCGCTGCATCGGCGCGGCTTCGGCTGTCGGACTGGCTGGAGCCCCACAGGGAGGCCCTGGAGAAGTGGCTGGATCAGCGGGCCAAGGCCCACCCGAAGCTCGCGAGGGAGATCAGCAGTCGTTCGATGACAGCACTTCTATACGCAAAGGAATGTGATGTTCTTGGCGATTTCTGCGAGCTTGCGAGTGAAGCAACATGGCAGTCACTAGGATTTAATGGTTTCAAGGGTTATATCAACAAACTCGTCCAAGACAAACAGCCAGCCAAATCTGGTAAGCCAGCCATGTCCGCCATCAACTATACGCTGAGATGACGAAAGGGACCAATGCTCAACCTCAAAAAACCCTTGAAGATCTCCTCTCTGGAATTAAGACCTGGGATACCGATGAATTTGAGATCTCATTCCTGTCAACAATCTGTTTTCTGCTTGAAGGTGACGCAAAGGAGGACGATGTTCAGGCGTTAATGAGGATCTTCACAGTTCTTGATGAGAACTGGTTCTCTCAGCCTCACAGAAAGGCGATCTTCTTCGTTGTTAAAAGAGTCTTCTCTGGTACTTCTAAGTCGCAATTTCTGCTTCCTGGTAGCATCGGCATGATGGCTATTCAGATGCTGAGGCTGCGCGGACACGATCAAGAGTGTGAGTTCGTAGAGTCTGTAACATCTTCTCCGTCTATCTTTTATTCAATCGAAAGCCTTGAGTCAATTCTCCCTGTCTGGCGCATCAAGCTGGTCAGGCGAGAAATGATTTCCAGCTCAGAACAGATGCTGGATATTTTTAACGATCAGCCAGACGTATCAATAATTCTTGACAAGGTTCCAAAGCTTATTGAAGCCCAGCAGGAGACATGGAGCAATCTTTCTGTATCTACAAAAAAGGCTGACGACTGGAATTCATCTGTTGATGAACTTCTTTCTCCCCTGCCGGAGAACGTTGCAATTAGCACTGGCCTACGGGTTCTCGACGATGCCATACAAGGTGGCATTGCATCCAGGAACTCGCCCTATTCTGGCAGATTGATCGTCGTTGCAGCAAGGCCTGCAATGGGAAAAAGTACGATTGCTATCTCTCTTGCAACACAGCTTGCCGATTCGCACGGCGATGTTGCTTTCTTTAGCCTTGAAATGTCAAGAAGGCAGATTCAGTATAAGGCTATTTCGTGCTATGACTACATGAACTTAAGTATGTCCAAAAACCTTACAAATCCAATCCGATCAAATAACCTGAGACTCAGGAGTTACACGGCCGATCAGCGCCAAAGGCTTGAGGGCTATCGCGATTCTCCGTTCGTTAAAAGATTTCACATCTATGACTCAGCGGAAAGTATCAACACTATCTCAACCAAGGTTGCGCTGCTAGCAAAGACAAGGCCAAAGTTGTCGGCTGTATTCGTTGATTATCTTCAGTTGATTGAAGGTTGCTCTGGCGACGCAAACAACACCGAAGCGTCAAACATCGGCCATGTAACCAGGGCTCTCAAGCAGCTTGCTGTCAGGACTGGCATTGACATCTTTCTGCTGAGCCAAGTCAACAGGGGTGTTGAAAGTAGGAATGACAAGATGCCAACGCTATCTGATCTTCGCGCCTCGGGTCGCATTGAAGAGGATGCCGACATTGTTATGTTCCTGCTGAGGCCCTGTTACTATGATCCCCAGAAGGATCCCTACGAACTGGCGATCAGTGTTGCCAAGAACCGCCATGGAACCTGTGGGATCCTGCAGTGTGCGATAGACCTGCAAAGCTCGATTGTTTTTGACGAAACCTTGCGCAGAATTGATGGCTGAACTCAACAAATCGACCTGCCCGGACTGGTCGGCAATCTTTGCCGAACGCCCTGAGCTTGAAGCCCCTGGCTATCAGGAGGCTCTTAAGTCAGTTCGTGACCAAAAAAACAGGGCCGAGACTGAGAGGATCAAGGCCCAGATGCAAGAGATCCAGAAACAGAAAGCCAGTTCCAAGAACAAAAATAGAACTCAGAACAAGAAGAAGTCAGCCCTGCCGAATGGCCAGTAGATGGTCTTCCGCGTCAACAATCATCGGCGCCAAAAGTGGAAGACACTGCGGAGCATTTTCAAGAACCGTTCGGCGAATCTTGGCGATGTCTGCAAGAACTGCACAAACCTGCTCTGGAATCTTCACAGAATTTTCCACGTCGAATCAACCGAAGAATGTAGGCGCCGACTGGCTTGTGGCCATCCCGCCCTGGCCCATCCACGCTAGCTGCGGTGCCTGCTGCTACCAGTTCGGCTCCTCCTCGTCCTCCTCAATGATTTCCGGTTCCAGCAGTTGCTCAAGCGATTTCAGCTCAATGGCATTGAAGTCGATCGGAGGCATTGGCATTCTCCTGACAGCCCTCTTGCTTGTATCTGCGCCAGTCAGGCCGTGTGTCTCCTGATACCGCTGATGCCACTTGCGAATCATGGCCGGAGCGACGAAGCCCTGCAGCAGATTCATGACGCTTGCAGGATCCTCGCCCCGCTCAAACAGCAGATTTGCCGTTGTCCTGAGTATCCGATTTAGATTGCTTCCGCCAGCTGTTGACACTGTTGCTTTTCGGCTGCTGGACATGGTAGTATGACGGAGGTGTAAGCCCCAGCCATCAAGCCAATGAAATCGGCAATTTTTACGGACGCCCAGAACGACGAGCTAAAAGGAGCACTGTCGTCACAGGTCGTCAAGCAGCGTCAGCAGAGCGGTCGCAACCTTTCGTACATTGAAGGTTGGTGGGTTATCCGCGAACTCAATCGTATCTTCGGCTTTGATGCTTGGCATCAGGATCTTGTTGAGATTCGCGCCGTCAGCGAAAAGGCTCGCAAGATTGGTCGCGATCAACGCGATGGCTGGGGTGTTTCCTACATCGCCCGCATCAAGCTGACTGTTCTTGGCGTTAGCCGCGAAGGCGTCGGCGCTGGTCACGGCATTGACGCCGATCTTGGCCTGGCCCATGAATCTGCAATCAAGGAGGCGGCAACCGATGCACTGAAACGTGCTGCCATGACATTCGGCAATCCGTTCGGCCTTGCCCTGTACGACAAGGATCAGCGCTCTGTTGAGGATGCGCCACCCAACGCCGTTCAAGTCTCTGACATTGATCGCGTCAACGCTGAGTTTGTTTCCACGCTTACCGACAAGCTTGAGTCTGCTGGCATCAACAGGACTGGTGCTCTTGCCCTGAGGGCAATCCTTGGGATCAGGAAGTGGGAAGATGTCAAGCCTGGGATCAGGTCGAAACTTATTGCCAATCTCACGCCTGAATACGCTGCGAAGCTCAATGCCGGCCAAAACAGCAAGGGTGAACAGATCATTGAGGTAGGCGAGGACGTTCAAGCTCCTTCTATTTCTGATCTCCAGTCGGCTGCGAAGGACGCGCTCAATGTCTGATCACGAGTTTTACGAAAGGGATGGGCTTGAGTATGCAAGGATTTCCACGATCCTTGGCAAAACAATGCCCATCTTCCATCCTGCCAAGGCAAAAGGACTTGCAATCTGGCAGGAAAGAGAGCCCAACCACCAAGAGATTCTTGAGAAAGCCTGCCGTCGTGGAACCATCATCCACTACATGGCAGAAGGGTATCTGACGGGTGAGCACGTAAGGCACAGTGACGAGTCACCTTCCATGGAAGAGCTGACGCATCACAATATCGGCGCTTACATGCACTACCTTGAACCCTTGCTCAAGGAGATCAAGGAGTCAAACGACGGCAACTGTCCACTTTGGCCAGGGCTCGCTGAATCAAACCTGATCATTGAGGAGGAGCTGTTCTGTCCTTATGGTTTTGCTGGCAAGCCTGACCTCAGGCTTTGGTGGAACCAGAAATACACCGTATGGGACTGGAAAACTTCAAGATCGCATCTTGAGGAAGGCGTTGAAAAAAAGCGCAAGCCCAGGAGCCGCTATCACGAAGGCTTCATTCAAATGAGCGCTTACGCTCTTGCTCATAACATTGCCGCAAAGGAAACCGGCAATTATCCGCCAATCGAGCAGATCGTCATCTGTTCTTGCTACGACTGGTGCGAGCCAACGCTTTTCATTGAGCCGATTTAGAAAATTCGTCAATTTGCCGACGAATTCATTGAGCGCTTCAAGATCTACCAAGAACTTGAAGACTCTTCATTCCCGCGCAAACTCATTCAACCACTACAAGATGCCAGTAACAGCGACTTTTGATGGCTACGTCGTTGAAGACCCAGAGGGAAAAGACGGCGAATATGGCAGATATGTTGATATTGTCTTGAAGGTTTCTCTTGGCAATCGCGAAGTTCACTACGCTCAGGGGCGTTTCTACGGCCGAAAGATCAGCATAATCCTTGAATTCGTTCGCGCAAACGAGTACATGACAATGAGCGGCTCCATCAGCCGCATCATGCCAAGAACCAGAAAGGACGGAATCAAGTGCTGTCACATCTACCTGCGGGACGCTTTCTTTACGCTTCCGCCAAAGCTTGGAGCTGCACCCAGCTTCAACGTTGATCTGTCGAAGGCTTACAGCTTGGAGGAGCCTATTGACAAAGGCCCCATGGCCGACGATAATGAATTGTCACTTTGACCAACCAGCCCCTACCGCATGGCTTCTTTTAATTCCTGTACTTTCAGTGGTCGCGTCGGAAACGACCCTGAACTGCGCTTCCTTGATGGCGGATCAGCAGTGGCGAAATTCAGCCTTGCTGTTGATCGCTATGGCAAAAAGAACGGCCCGAAGCCTGCTCCTCTGTGGCTTCGCGTTGAAGTGTGGGGCAAGCGTGCTCAAACCATCGGAGATCACGTCAAGAAGGGCAGTGCAATCCTTGTTCAAGGAGAGCTTGGCCTTGATGAATGGGAGAAGGATGGCAAGAAAAATTCTTCCATGACTCTTAACTGTTCGCAATTCACCTTCATTGGTGGCGACAAGCCGAAAGGTTCCGCTCCGTCTGGCAGCAAGGGAAGCCGCCCCGAACCCGAAGAGGAAGAGATTCCCTTCTGATCCATGTAAGCTGCTGTTGAATCGGTAGCGAGACATGCTGAGCAGAAATGATCCGTATTACGGTGCTCTGCTTGTAGAAGATGCAAGGCTCCACCTTGGCACGGTTATGGCCGGTCAAGATTCGGAGCCTTTTTTTGCGGCAATGCTGCGAATCGTTGAAGCCAATGTTCATCATGGATACACAACGCTTCGCAACAAGGAAATCAAGCTTAAGGGCATTAAAGACTTTATCCATAGTGTTTACTACGGTCTTGGCGTCAAGAATCTAAATCAATTTATCATTGCTGTAACAAAGTCAGCACTGAAAGAAAGATCAAAAAATAAGTATGCCTATAAGTTTATTGATTGGCTCAGGAAAGAAGACAAGTCATTCGACTTTCCGCCAGAGTTTTTTGAGTTCAGGCGCTTGATTGCATCTGTTGCGAAAGATAGAAGAAAAAGAAAGTACGATAAGATTATTGACTATCGCACTATTAAGTATCTATACCAGATGCAGCCGTCACTGCTTGCTGATGTAGGCCCAGGAAGAAAGTATAAAAACATACAGGAATGCTATTACGCTGAGGGTTATGCGGAAAAGAAGCAAGCTCTCAAGCCGATCAAGCTATTCAAGAATCCGACTAACTTGCAGCTTGAGGAAGCTGGCAAGATCTTGTTTGAGCGTTTCGGTCCGGCTAAGTCTAGGATTCTTGCGTTGAACCTTTTGAGTCATTGCGCCAATGCGCGTGCCGCCAGGGCAGGGGATTCAGGCGCTGATGATGATGATGCTGCAGCCCGGCCCGAATGGGCCTGACTGGCTCACCCTCTCTCTGGATGGCCCCCTGCAGCCCAAGGAGCGGCCACGGCAGGGGCAGGGCCGATCGTTCACCTCACCGAAGTACAGGGCCTGGCTGGCGGCCTCCCAGGCCAGCCTCCAGCAGCAATGGCAGGGGCGCGAGCCGCTGGATCATGCCCTGGTCGGCATCGAGTTTCATGGCCACGGGCGCAGCGATGTTGACAATTTGTCAGGTGCCGTGCTCGATGCAGCTGTCAAGGCTGGCGTTCTGGTGGACGACCGTTGTTCACGCCTGCCGGGAGCTGTGACATGGTGGCAGCCGGCTCCAACAGACCAGCAGCGGACGTACCTGTATCTGCTGCCGTGGTGGCCTCCTCAAAAAAGGTGAGCGCCTGGGCTTGCGCGTTCCGCTCCTGCAAGGTATGATTTCTTGGTCGTCAACGGCTTTTCACGTTGCCCCGCCGAAAAGCAGCCGCCGCCGAGTCGGCTGAAACCACCACCGATAGTTCCACTACCCAACAAATGTCCGAAGCTCCCGCCGAAAACCAGAAGGCCACCACCCGTACCAAGGGCACTCCGCTGTCGTCTGCTGAAATCAAGCAGAAGATGGCCGAGATGGAAGGCAGCCAGATTGATGCTGTCGCCAAGGCCTGCGGCTTCTACACCGAAATCACCGACAATGCCACTGGTGATGTCGAAGTCCGTGTTACCCAGGC